TATCATGTGCTGAAAAATAAGAAGCATCGGTAATTGTCCCACCACTACCAGCTGGACCTTGCGGTCCAGTTGCACCACTGATACCTTGAATACCTTGCGGTCCAGTTGCACCATCAGCACCGTCATTACCATCATTACCTTGAATACCTTGTGGTCCAGTTGCACCATCAGCACCATCGTTACCATCAGCACCATCATTACCTTGAATACCCTGTATACCTTGTGGTCCAGTAGCACCACTAATCCCATCAACACCATCGGCACCATCATTACCAGCGATACCTTGAATACCTTGTGGTCCTTGTGGACCAGCAACTGTTGAATCAGCACCATCATTACCAGCAATACCTTGTGGTCCTTGAGGACCTTGCGGTCCAGTTGCACCAGATACTCCAGATAAGTTTGAACCATCACCATAAATTGTGTTAGCACTAAATGAACCTAATATTTCAATATCTTGATTAAATTTACCACCAAACGCCACTATATAGTTAATACCAACTAGAGAAACATTAAAGACTTCATTGGTATCTGAAAATAATTTAATATCACTAGATGTTATTTTTGTTTGTAAATCTACTGATGACCTAATATCTTCTAAAGTGAATGGACCATTTGGTGATAGTAATTCAGTAGTACCAGCCGAAAATGTAGTACCATTTGGTGGTATTAAATCACCTATAAACTGTGTTGTATTTGCACTTAAAATTATTCCCATTATACTGCGAGTTTAGTTATTGTTATATTAGAATCTCCAGAAATCGTACCGATTGTACCAGAACCAGAGAAAACTGAAATTTGTACCTTTATTTTATCGCCAGCACTAAATTGTTGTTTAACATTTTTACCAACAGACATTTGCCCAGATGCTGTATTTCTATGATAACCATAAGTTGCAGTTCTTTGTATTTCATTATAACCACCACCAGTATCTAAAACAATTATATTTCTTGATGTTTTTCTACCACCACCAGTAGCTTCAATAGATAACGAATAAACAATTTCATAGTACCCGTCATTAAGTATTGTAATCTCACTCCCAGTGTATGAAAAATCGGAACCCACAATTGAGTCAGAATCCCAAACCACATCTACGTACGCACCAGTTGTTGTAGTTGAACCTGTTTGGTACACATCAATAATTGAGTCATTTGTTATTATTTGGTCTGATGATGTAAGACCTGTTATTATAACATCATTCGAATCATTCCTAGTTAATGTTAATGTACCACCAGAAGAAACTGTACCACCAGTAACGAAAAAATCATCAATACCAGTAAGATTTGAACCATCTCCATAAAATGTCGATGCTGAAATTGTCGTTGCAGTCAACCCATTTGTAAATATCGTTGCACCGTTTACGGTACCACCAGACCATTCTGGGCCAGTATCACCCGTATCACCCTTTAATCCTGTTATTGTTTGAACAACAGCGACACCAGTTCTAACATCGGTCCAAGAACCAGTTACAGTATTGGTTCTAAAACCAATTTCATCACCCTCAAATACTTCAATTTCTGATGGGAATGTGTAAACACCATTACCACTAAAACTACCCGTACCAGCTATAGTATCATTAATCATGACATCAATTGTTGCGGTTGTACCTTCCGTTTCAGCTTGTAAAAACATCTTTGTAATCTTACCATCATACATACAGAACACATTCACAGTACCTACAGCACCATTACCAAATGACCATTCTCTTGTTCCATCGGCTAATGGACCATTCTCTTCTGCCCATATCGTATAAGATATATCACCCATTAAACCATTTACGGTCATAGTGTATGCAGATAGTGTATCGTTCCTATCAAAGTATATTGTACCATCAATTGCTGTGGTACCTGTTGTGTAGAAGTTATCTATATTGGTAAGATTTGAACCATCACCAAAATATGTTTCACCAGAAATTGTCGTTGCTGATAATGATGGTGCGAAAAGGTTACCAGTCATAGTATCACCAGTTCTAGAAACTCTATCCCACCCAATAGGTAATATGGAATTTTCCGTTGTCCCAGATGTATATAATATCACATCAGCTGTATTTAATGCTAATTCACCTAATAATAAGTCCCCTTGTGTTGGTACCTTACCAGGTATATTAGAACGTTTAATTAAAAACTTATTCTTTCTTTCTGCCATATTTATGACTATATTTAAAAATCCCTATAAAGGGTGTTATTAATGGGTTATATAACCTCTATAAAATAAATATCCCCAAACTTTCGTTTAGGGATATAATAATTAAAAAATATTTAAAATAAAGTCTTAATAAGTTCCCCCATCTAAACAATCTTCACACTTTAAATTTCCATACAAATCCTTTATGTGTTTTTAATTTACCATTACATACCGACCCAACATTACCAATATGATAACCATCCTCATCAACTTGTGATAAGTATTCGTATTCTTTTATTAATTCACCACCCTTACTAAATTGTTGAACCGATTTTCTTTGTTTTGATACTTTACCATAATTTGGGTTATTCTTACCTAATTGTCTATCACCCATTCCATATGCTGGATTATTCTCACCAATATTAGCTTCTCTTATCTTCTCCTTAACCTCATCTGGATGCTTCCTACCAGTTTGTGATTTAGACATCTTAATTTTAGCTAAATCAGCCTTATCTTTACCAATTCGTTCTTCAAGAGAAATACCTTTTCTTTTTTCTGATATTATCTTCTTTTGTTCTTCCGACCATTTATTACCATAGTTTGGGTTATTTTCGCCAGACATTTTTTTACTTTGCTTAACCTTAGTGTAGTCCGACCACTCCATAGTTAATGGGTTCTTAAGATTATAGTTTATATCTGAGTTGATACCACCATATTCATTGATAAAATATAACTCTCTTTCATTCAAATCATTCGTTTCTTCGATAATCTCAAATATAAAATTATCTTTACCATGTTTATTATAAGACCTTTGAAGATATTCATTGGAGTGTGTTTGTTTATCTAATCTGTAAAAATGTTCTCGCTCACGCTCACTAAGTCTATCCGATTGACCAATATACACTTTATTATTGATTTTATTTGTAATTTTGTAAATACCTTTCATATGTTTAAATTTTAATATACTAAAAAAGGATGACACAAGCCATCCTTTAATAAATATATAGTTTTTATGAAAAGTTAGTAACTTCCCCGAACAAGGTCAATATGACCCTCCATCTAAACAATCAAATTCAGCAAGTACTCTAACACCATTTGGTGTTGTTACATCCGTACTTCTAATTACGATATCATTTAATTGAGTTACAAAGGCTCTATTTTCATAACCAGTAGGTCCACTATATTCTGTAATGTTTGGAACATCACTAGCTGTAATACCAGTAAATCCATTCATTGACCTAACATCAAGTTTAACATCAGTACCACTTACACCAGCACCATCTTGAATTGTTACACCAGCACCAACTGAACTAGCAGAAGTATCACCAGTTGGGTTATAATTAAGTGTAATGTTATTATCTTCAATATAAAGTTCTCCAGTTGTTGCAGAGATAGCAGCACCAAATACTGTAAGGTTACCATGTATCACTACATTACCATTACCTGGGTTGCTAACATCACCACCAGAACCAACAATTAAACCACCAGTACCTACAAATGATGAACCAGCAGCTGAAGTATTAATATTACCAGCAAGAAGTGTATCAGTACCTTCTGTATATGTGAAACCAGCTTCTGTTGTTAAACCACCAGAACCATCAGTATAAACTACTCTATTAGCACCTAAGTTAGCTATTGTCATTCCAGTAGCATTAATATTACCAGCATTAACTTCAGTCCATCTCTTACCAACAATACCTAAATTTCTAGTTAAATCGCCATCTGGATTTACATCTGAATGGAATACAGAATCAACGGCTGGTCTAAAGATAAAGTTACCATTATCACCAGACATTGTAAAGTTAGAGTTATCATCTTCAAGTGTAGTACTAGATGTACCAATTCTAATTTTTCTAACAAATAATTCATCCCATCTTTGTCCAGGAGCACCCATGTCATACCCTAAGTGAGTACCTGGCATTAAGTTACCCCATATCGTTGTTGTACCAGAAACATCTAATGCATCATTAACAACAACATTTCCACTTGAGTTAGCTAATTCACCTTGTAAATCTAAATTACCAGTATTTGTCATACCAGTTACCTATAATGGTGCTGATGCAACACTTACACTTACAGATAATGAAGGTAATCCGATTACAATTACTGGATTAACTGATGACTTTACAACTGGTGCTACACTTATTGGGACAACACTTTACTTTGATAGGGTTGGTTCTACTTCGGCTTATACAGCTGACTTAAGTACACTTTCTGATGTAGATGTTAAAGTAACAGCGTTTACATATGATAATGCTAATACATTTACTATTAGTAATAGTGATGCAACAACATTCGATGCTGTTATTAATACAGTAACTGGTATGACAAATACTGGTAATTTA